CCGAAAGGTTCCTTTTGGAGGAACCAGACGACGCTGAGATTGGGATATACTCTCACTCGGGCTTTCCAGGGTCTACTCGAGGTTCGAGACCATGCCATCGATTTATATCGAAAGCATATCGACTTCCACGCCCAGAATGTAACTGGGTACTGGAGGCAGATTGTGTCTTGTCTCTCTGTAGACGTTCGTCAACGTTCGGCACCATTTTATGATGTGAACGTTGTTCGCCAAGCTCTCCCTTATACCAATAAGGATGTGACAGCTTCTCTTCTATTCCCCTTATCTCCCCCCTACCATTCTCCTGTTGTGGAGGCGGTGGCCATCCCGGAACCTCTAAAGGTCCGGATGATCACCAAGGCAGAGTGTGAGACAAAGGTTCTGCAACCCTTCCAATGGGCCCTCTTCGAGTATTTAAAGTCGAAGCCTCAGTTTGTTCTAACCCACGGCGTGAGTTGGAGCAACTCTGAGACCTTTGACCGAAAACTCGAATGGATCTATCGGATGGAAGCAGAGATCCAGGGCATCCTGGCTCGACGAAAGGAAGGAGACCTGTGGTTATCCGGTGATTACACCGCAGCCACAGACAACTTTCCAATGTCCGCCACAAATGCTCTGGTAGAAGGGATCCTGTCACAGATTACACATGAGCCTACCAGAGATTGGGTCCGTTACGAGGTTAGTCCTCATACGATCCGCTACCCGCATGGAAAAACGGGTAAGCAAACCTCTGGGCAGCTCATGGGTAGTCTACTATCCTTCCCCTTACTCTGTTTCTTGAACGACTTTGTTGCTCAAGAGTCAGGGTTTGAGGAAGGGAAGTACCTTATTAATGGGGATGACATGCTAGGTCTTTCTTCAGACCAGGTAATTGGGAAGTGGCGATGTACAGCGCCCAAAGTCGGTTTGGAACTTTCTCTTGGAAAGAACTTTATCGACAAGGAATTCTGTACAGTGAACTCCCAATTATTCTGGAATGGAGAGGTCCAACATACAGGTAAAGTTTCTTGTCAAACCAGATATGGAAAGACTCTCGGGTATTGCTACCAAGAGAGCCAATTCTATTACGGTTTTTCTGAGGAACTTCACCGGGAGTTTGTCCGAAGGAATATTGTTGAACTTCGGAGAACTCCCCGTTCGTTGGACATCCCAACCACCCACGGCGGACTGGGTCTCGTTTGGACGGATCGACCAGGAGTGGACTGGCAACTGGCCAAAAGGGTCTACATACATGAGTATCTAGAGCCTTTCGCCAAAAGCCAGTCCATACCCGGATTTGATCATATGAGGGCACTCCATGTTCCAATAGGAATCTTTGATGATTCACTGATGGATCTCGGAGGGTCCCCACCAGAACTTGATGTTCTGGATTGTCTAATGTCTCTCAATATGGATCCGGCTGACCCCTCCTTGGAGGAGTTGACCAGATCAAACTTTGAGAAACGCGAGAAACAGTATCGCCAGGGAGATGCGGAAAGACCTATCAACC